AAGATTTGTGGTCGAAGCAGGAGCAAGAGCGTCATCCCTACGCGCTCGCAAGCGCATTAAGAAATCCGGACGGAACGATCGCTTCGCTGGGACCGATCGGCAAGATCGAACCTCCGCAGGTCGCTCCGGTCACGGCGATATTGCTTCAAGCAGCAGCGGCCGACCTGACCGAAGAAACCGATGACGGTTCAGATGAAGTCAAGGCCAACACGTCTGCGGAAGCGATGGACATTGCCGCGACTAGGGTTGACGCCAAGTCCGCGATCTATCTCGACAATATGAGACAGTCGGTCCAGCGCGAAGGCGAAATCTACCTGTCGATGGCCAAAGAGGTCTATTACGAGCCGGGACGAACCGTCGAGACCATGACCGAGGATGGCGGCGACGGTGAGGCTACCCTGCATGAGCCGTTCACTGATTCCAAGGGCTCATTCAGGATCAGGAACGACTTCACGTCTGGTCGTTATAAGGTCATTGCCGACGTAACCGAGGCGACTTCGACGCGGCGCGAAAAGACCGTCAAGACGATGCTCAACATCGCCGAGATTTCGGTCCAGGCCCAGGACATGCAAGGCGCTCAGGCCGCCATTATCACCGCCACTCTCAACATCGACGGTGAAGGATTGGCCGATTACCAGAAGTGGAATCGCCAGCGCGCCCTTGGGCTGGGGCTCGTCCAGCCGAACGATGAGGAAAAAGCCGAACTCCAGCAAGCGCAGCAGCAGCCCAATCCCGAACAGCAGCTGGCGGACGCCAAGGTCGCCGATCTTGCTGCCTCGGCGGATCAGCGCAGGGCCGACACGGCGCTGAAGATGGCCCAGGCAAGCGCAGTCGGAGGGCCGGATGCGGTGCCCGATACGCCGACCGGACTGGAGCAGGTGCACACGCTGGCGCAGATCGGAAAGACAGCAGCCGAAACCGAGCAATTGCGGACCCAGACCGAGCACATGCCGCAGAAGCTGGCAATCGAGGCGCTGAACGCGAAGAGCAACCTTCTCAAGGCCCATGCGGCGGGACTCGGTAAAATGTCGCAACGGCAAAGCTCGAATTAGCGGCGTAGGACTGCTTCCATAGGCAACCACCGGGCCTCGTTCCGGTGAGGAACGGGAGCGATCATGCCCAAAGAAACCGAGACGGAAGTCCTCGAAACCCCTGAAATCGAAGAGGCCGAGGATCAGGTTCAGGAGCCTGAAACCGAAGAGCATTCCGAAGAACCGGAGGCTCCTGAAGAAGAAGAAACCGTCATCTCGTTCGGCGACGAGGACGAGGAAGAGTCCGAAGAGGCCGACACACCGACAATCAAGCGCCTCCGCGAGCGCAACCGCGAACAGACCAAGCGCCTTCGCGAACTCGACAAGGAGATTGCCGAACTCAGGCAGTCGGCCGTCAAGCCCAAGATCGAGGTCGGCCCAAAACCGGACCTGTGGGAAGATTGCGAAGGCGATCCCGAAAAGTTCGAGGTGGCGCTGGATGCGTGGAAGCAGCGCAAGGCCGAGGCCGAGACCGAAACCGAGCGCGCCGAGGAAAAGACGCGCCGCGTGATCGAAAGCTACAACAGCGATCTTGCGTCCTATAACGAACGCAAGGCCAAACTCGGCGTATCCGATTACGAGGACGCCGAAGCCACCGTGGTTGCCGCCCTGAACATGGAGCAGCAGGCGGTCGCGTTGCAGGCCGCGAACGATCCGGCGGCGCTGGTTTACGCACTGGCGAAATCGCCGGCCAAGCTCGCCGAGCTGGCGAAGATCGACAACCCGTGGAAACTGAGCGCGGCAATCGCGCGGCTGGAGGGATCAGTGAAGGTCGTCACGCGCAAGAAGGCTCCGGCCATCGACCGTCCCGCCAAGGGGTCAGCGTCGGTTGCGCAGATGAGCGCCGACAAGAGACTGGAGCAGCTGGAAGCCGAAGCCGAAAAGACCGGCGATCGGACCAAGGTGCAGCAATATAAACGCGAGCTGAAAGCGCAGCAGAAGTGAGGCGCAAGCTGAAGATCATCCTCAACATCTGGAAATCGAAGGAACCCGATATGAGCCTGCCCAATACCGATGCCGCCGCTGCCGCGCTCAAGGATGCGGCTTCCCGTGCCGTTGCGTTGATCCAGAGCCTCCAGCAGCAGCTTAGCGCCGCGCAGGACAGCTCCGCTGCCGTGGCTGCCGCCCAGCAGGCCGATGACCAGCAGGCGGCCGGCGAGATTCAGCCATCAATCGACATGCTGAACGCAGCAGCACCACCAGCGCCATGACCGATCTTGTCATCATCCTCCTGGGCGTGGGGCTTGGCATGATGCTGGGTCACGCCCACGCCCTGAAGAGCATCAAGCAGTCAATCGAAATCGATCTGGCCGCAATTCACGCGCGGTTTGACGAGCTGAAGGAGAAGCTTTGATGGCCAAGAAAATGCGTCCGAGCAAGGTCAAGGGCCAGAAGGCAGGCCCGAACGGATCATTCCCCATCGGCGACAAGAAACACGCCCGCCTCGCCATCAGCGGCGCAACGCGGTCCTATAACGCTGGCAACATCTCGGCTTCGACCGAGGCCAAGATCAAGGCCAAAGCTCGCGCCAAGCTCGGCAAAAAGAAGGGCAAGTGAGCGGCAACGCGGAATTGCGCGTGCTTGATGCCGAGCCCCCGGCATCCGATACGGTGGCGAAGCTGGAAGAGGCGCTGGAGCGAGCGCGTTCAGGTCAACTTTCGTCGGTGGCTATTGCCGTAGTCTATCGCGATGGGACTTGCGGTCAGTGCTGGTCACAAGCGCCGAGCCTTTCCTGCCTCATTGGAGCCGTCACGCGGATGCAGCACGCGCTGATAGACGCAGCCGGTTGAAATGTCGCAACGCGCGCCCTCAAATCTTTCCTTACAATACCATCTCAAAGCCGCACCCTCAGCCTCCTCGGGCTGTAAACCGAGAGAACCTTCGAGCGGCTCCTGACCGGCCAAGCGCCGAGGCGGAAAAGCAACCAAGCTGAGGGTTTTGTCACATGGCCTCCAATGACTTCTCGAAAGAAGAGAGGGTCGCTTTCGACAACGTGATCGAAGGCTTCCAGGACGCGCTGGTCGCGTCGAAGAACGTCAACATCTACGGCACCGACGGGCAGCTGATGGAGCGCGCTCGCGACACCATCTGGCGTCCGCAGCAGTATATTTCGGTTGGCCAGGATCGCGTGGTCGGATCGGCTGTTTCCGCCAAGGGCAAGGAACAGCTTTCGGTTCCCGCAACGCTCGGCTTCCAGCCCAACGACACGTTCGAACTAGATGCCCTGGAACTTCGCGACCAACTTCGCGATAGCCAGCTCGGCAAAGCTTCGACCAACTATCTCGCTTCGCGCATCAATGGCGACGTTCTTTCGGTCGCGACCCTCCAGGGAACGCTGGTGGTCGCGGTTACTGCCGCAGCGGGCAAATATGATCACGTCGCGCTCTGCGACAGCCTCTGCAACGAGCAGGGCATTCAGGCCGATGACCGTTACCTGATGCTCAACAGCCGCGATTATAACGGCATGGCATCGGACCTCGCCAATCGCACCAGCATGGTTGGCAAGCCTTCGACGGCTTACGAGCGGTCGCTGGTCGGCGAAGTCGCAGGCTTCACGACCTTCAAGCTCGACAGCGGCAAGCGCATTGCGGCCGCTGCCGGTTCGGGCATTACGATGAGCACCATTGCGACCGCGAACAACTATTACGTTCCGGTTGCGACCCGTGTCGCGGCGACGGGCGAGAAATCGAACGTCGATAACCGCTACCAGACCATCACCGTCTCTTCGACGACCGGCGTTGCTGCGGGTGATGCGTTCAATATCGCCAACGTCAATGCAGTGCATCACATCAACAAGGGCGATACCGGACAGCCCAAGACCTACCGCGTGATCTCGGTTCCGAGTTCGACGACGCTGGTCATCTCACCGCCGATCATCTCCAACCAGGGCGGTTCGGACGTTGAGGCCAACTACCAGAACTGCATCGTCAATTCGACCAGCGGCACTGCGGCGCTTACGTTCCTCAACAAGGATGCGGCCGGCTACAATGTGTTCTGGCGCAAGCCCGCGATCGAGCTGCTTCCCGGCAGCTATGCGGTTCCCGGCGGCCAGGGCGCTGCCGTCATGCGCGCAACCACGGACAACGGGATCGAGGTCGTGATGACCAAGAAGTTCGATCCCGACACGTTCGTCAGCCGCTTCACCTTCGACTGCCGTTACGGGGTCTGCATGACCGATCCCGAGCAGTGCGGCATTCTTCTCTTCGGCCAGGCCTAAAGGAGCGCCTTCGATGTCGGTTGCAATTGCACAGAAAAAGGGCGCTTCGATCACGGTGGCCGCGAACGACAAGCTCGCGGT